TCAAAAATCATCGGTAATAGAATGCAATAGACTATTACCAATCTTAAAGAAGGATTTTCTATTCTCCCTTCCAAGAAACGTCCACATACAGACTGGCTGTGACGGTTTAAAACGCTCAGACAGCAAATATGCTAACTATATACCCGAAAGTATATAATAAGGTCATTTCTCTAACGGAAACGTCGTAATGAAAAAACCTAGATATCACTAGGATAAAAATCATATACTTTCGAACAAACTCAAATAAATTGAAAAAACTAACTAAAATTAGAAATATTTTTGATTTTAATATTTTTTAATGTTTTTGTATTTTAAGAAAAATTTTGTACCATGGTAGGAATACCAAGGAAAGAACTAAAATAGAAATCGTCGGCTGCACTTCTCATTACAAAAGTAGGCACAGGATCGGTTTGATGTCTAACAACTAACGAATAATTTGGCATATAAACTCCAAGTGGAGTAGTGGGTGAACATGCCATATTTTTATTATAAAAAGGAACTTGAACAGAAGTACCACATTCTGTGGTAGTCTGATGGAATGTAGCTGGAATCGCAGCAACAGTGCTACGATCAGTATCATTTAATGATGAAACACCCTGTCCAAAAGTATTCGTAATAGCAGGAACAGTAATAGCTGCAGAAATCATACCAGTACTAGTAGCTGGATGTGCAACTCTAATTCTTAATGATCCTCTACCTAACAAGTACAAATATGCAAATCTTGAATAATAATCTCCTGTGAGATGTAACTGATTACTTGTATATACTCCAGCAACCTGAGAAAAGTATGCAGTTCCTGCATAATAAGGTTGAATGAAGAAAGACTGGGACCAAGTAGCAGTAGCAGGGGGCAAAGTAGATAAATACAAAGGAACAGATCGTTTTAATAAAGAGGACAAAGACAAGATCTTCTCTCCAATACAAAATTCTGCAGAAGCACTCTCCACACTTCTTTGTTTTGCAGAACCAACTCCACCAGTACAAATCGTACCAGTTTCTTCAACTTCCACACCATTAGCAACAAAGACAGGTCTTAAAGGATCTGTTTTTGGAACAGCAAACTCAGAGTCTTCTGCTCCTCTAACAAAAACCAAAAATTCCACAGTATTACTAACAGTATCTGGAAATCTCAAGGGCGTAATAACATGAACATGTAAAGATCCTACATCTTCATCTGAATTTTTCCAAGGTTCAGCAGCAACATATGGAGTTGTAAAACAAATATCTGTTCCTTCTTGTATATCTACAATATCTTTGTGCAAATATTGTACATCTGAAATAGAAGTAGCAACACCTCTAGGGGTATAGGATATGGATATAGTACCAGCGTGGTATCCTGTTTTCAAAATAACAAATCGCCATTCTAAACCTCCTCTCCAATATTGAAACAAATCTCCCAAATAACCAATAGGAGTAGGATTATATATCGTTTGAGTACCAACACTCAAGGGCAAAGTGAATGTACTAATCATTCTACTGGGAGCAAGTTCAACAGTATATAATAAATCTCCATGAATATTGGTATTCAAAAAATTAAATCTATTAATAATAGACCATTGTTTCTTTATAAAATTTATACTCATTTCATCTTCTTGTCTAAAGGATATACCTGTATTAACAGTCAAAAAATTATCTCCCATAACACTCAATTTATCACTCAAATTAACTCCAGAAGCATTAGCAGATCCATGATGGAAATTCTTATTCATATAACAAGCGGGAGACTGTAAATCTGGTTTACTCCAACCAACTGCTGCAGCTGCTCCAGACAGAGCTGTAGTAACCCAAGCAGCAGGTTTACAAAAAGAACTAAGAAAAGGAATATCCGACAAAGAATTGAATACTGCGGTACCAGTATTCAACATACTACTAATAGGTGGAACAGGAGCTTCTTCTTCACTGCTACTTCCTATTCTACGAGATGGTGATCTCTTACCACCACCACTAGCACTAAAACCATTAGGAACAAATGGGCCATAAAGTTCTAAATCTTCAAAGTGTAAATAAACTGTATAATTCACAGTAGAAGCACCAGTACCAGTGCGTAAAGCACCAGCAATAGTACCAACCACTGATCCAGAATCCCATCTAGTAGTAATTAACTTATCTATAGATAGAGTAGGTGCAACATATGGAACTGATATTTGAACAGAATCCTCTCCACAAACATACAAAGTACCAGGTTTTTGACTCTTACAAATCAAATCCCTAGTATGCATGCCATTGAGATCAATAAGATCATTGTTTCTCATGAGTACAGGAATAGGATTCCACCAAACATAAACAGATCCAGAATGAAATGGTGAAGGGTTAAAAATGACTTTAACCACAGAGGTATATTTGAGATATCTAAATCCTTTAATCTTATCATTCCACATAGTATTACCTATGAGAGAAGCAAAAAGATCAATATCAAATAAATCAGTATTAAAAGTTTGTGCAGTCGACCAAGCTCCAGTAGCTACAATCAAAGGTCTTCTCATAAATGAGCGGATATCTGCTATAGCACCAGTGTCTGGCAACGGCAACGGTATCGTGTTGGAAAAATTAGTATCAGCACCTTCCAAAGTGTGAAACACAGTTATCTCATTAGCGGTATCTTGGAGTTTTTCAGACGTCTCCAGCGTCGTATTTTGTGTTGAATTATCCATAATCGATGTAAACATCACGGAGGGGGGTTCGTATCTTTGGGAAATAGACTGTAAATTGGATACGAATATACAGAATAGCTTATATTGCTCAACTCGCCACTGTTGAAACAAGACTTGTTTATTTAAAATAACACGGTTCAATGCAGCATATGTCACATGCTTGATCATTACCATTAGGAGTCAAAATATCTCATCTATGGCCAAGCATATATCTCTCATATCTTGCCATTTATAATACTTAGGACTGAATCCAAGAATCTCACGTGAAGCTTTTACTACCTGATTAGCATTTCGGTAATAAACCTCTTCACTATGAAGACTATACTCGCAAATAGCAGTATTTATCGTATTCAAAAAATCAGCATCAGCTGTTTTAGAATCACTCATCCAATCCAAAGATTTTTTAATTGAATCTAATAACAAAGGTGCTATCCATCTTTTTCTTTTATTATCATAAACAAAATTTCTCTTTAAAAAAGTAATATCCAATATACTTCTATAAGAATATTCTTCTAAAGAATCTTTCACATCATTAGTGTATTTAAGTCCCATACACTTATACGCAAGAGTTAAAGCCTTCTGATCATGAATTCCATATATTTCACAATATGGATGAACAGAAGATGCATGATCGTCTCCAAATATTGCATGTCGAGTAACACTAAAGAAATATGTCAAATATTTCAAAGACTTCTCAACACTCACCTTCGGTCTTGGTGAGTAATCATTGGGGAAACGAATTAACAAAGCAGAATATGCAATATAATCTAGATGCACTTTAGTATTTCTACTAGCAGTATCAGGACAACCTGAAGGATTGCCACTGTTAAACTTGTAAACCATACCATCAAAAAGAACGTATGCATCAACTATATTACTATCAAGAATTTCTCTAATACCAGTGTTTAAATCCATATAAAAATCATTCTTATGTTTGGTATACTGTGTAGAAAATACAAAGGGCATTTTCCCATCAAAAGCTGAATGATCTCCAGCTATAAACATTTTACAACCTGTTAGATTACTATCTTCAAAAGATAAGTATCTAACCAACTTATCCCAATCATGGGAATATACATTTATACCAATACATGAAGTATTTCTTATACGATTTATCATTAAACACCTCCTAAAAGCTAAGTTGTACATACGATCAAGTATCAACATCTCAACTGGAAAGCCAAAAAACAATCTAACTTTACCAGCTAAAACTTTAACTTGAGGAAGAACCTCATCTTTAGGGTTAATTGTAGCTAACATAACTACACGGGAACCTTGTTTTGCTTGTTCAAGCACATAATCAACTCTTTCTCTAACTTTAATCGCATATTTATTCTCGTAATCGAACTTTCCTTCTTTACCAAAAATATGTTGTTTTCCTTTGAAACCGGGAGGAATGTCCAAATTCCAAGGAGATCCAGCAGATTTAGTACGTCTCAAAGCTCTTGCAAATGGATCACCTTCAATACCCTCGCAACCAACTTCATAACTAAAAACTTTATTTTCACGTAAAGTTTCAGGAATACAATGTTGGAAAACAAAGTTTGAAGTATGCTGAGAAACAGATTCAATCATATCAACGTCTAAATTAGCATCCGTTGGATGATATTTATCCATAGCCAACTGAATTGGCCTAATCAAATTTCCATCGGGATCTTTAAAATCCACAAATCTTGGTGGGTAGTAAAGAACTTTACCCAACACAGCATATAATGGAGATCGTTTTATCTGAGTCTTCTTCTGACATTTAGTACTAGGAAACTTTCCTACTACCATATGATTTGGGAACATACTATTTTGCACATATTGTGGCTCAAATTCTTCTTTTACATCACAGGGGCCTTTTCCTAAAAGTTCCAGTATTTCTATTAGATGTTCACGAAACACTGGAAAAGAAAGGCCATGACCTGGTGTTGATGTGCCTACAATATGCAAACCGGCAATAACTACGCCATTCGCTTTACTATCATTAACTGCCAAAATACTCCCACAATCACCAGATATGGAAGGAGCTCCATAGTACCAACATGTACCATTTTCATATTTATTTTCACTATATGAAGGACAGCTAGAAGCAATAACTCTAGAGTTATAACTATCTAACATACCTATAGAACTAGTAATATACAAAGTACCATAAAATCCATCAGCATATTTGTTATCCATATCTTTTATCGAAATAAATTTCTCGACAATAGATCGGGCAGAGGGTAAAAGACCATAAGGAAGTTCAACTATAATCATATCTTTATTTTCCCATTTATCATATTTAACAAAACAACTATCTTCTGGAAACCAGTGGTATTTCTTACCACCAGGATCACCAAATTTCTTCAAAACTAATGGTTTCTCTTTAGTAATGGTACCTTTTTCAATAGCTCTAGTCCATCCTTGATAATAATGATCCATTATCAAAGCCACATTGTCCTTTATCATCAAAATGTTACCTAATTTGACATCATCAAAATAAACTATATACATATTTCTAACATATATAGATCTCATCACTTGTGCCATATTAAAATCACCACGTTGAACAAAAGGAAGCATAGCCTCATTAGAATTTGGAATTGTCTTACCAATAGTGCGTAAACGCATTCCACTAGAAGAATTTGGTATAGCTTTAGTTGTATTTTTCAATCTCATCCCACTCGCAGAATTTTCTTTCATCTTTATCGGGGGAATTCCACTATCTTCAAGCAATTCAGAACGAATCACTTCTTTCGAAAATAAAACCTTCTTAGCAGACGTCTCAAGACTATTATGAATACGATGAGACATATAAGTTCCACAAAATATTATGGAAATAGGAACTACGACAGCTAAAAATTTCTTACATTTACATATAAGAGGGCCAACCCTATTTATAGTACCAGTATTCAAATCTTTAATCATCCTACGAAATTTATTCCCCAAATTTTTTTTCCTTTTGGCTAAAACTGCAAAGTACCTCCTCAATAATATACCATAAGAAAGATGCAATAAAGCATCTTCATTAAAGTCTACATCAAGTCTATGTATAGTTTCACTTATACCAGCAAAAAAATAAGCATTATTTGGACAAGGGCAAGCCAATTGTTTCAAAGCTACAATGCCAGCTTCCAATTTTTCAAAATTTTTCTTAAAATCTTCACTACCAGACATCATATTCATAGTTTCCTGACCATCCCAATTATCAAAATCAGGAGCATAACCAAAAGCTCTATATGCATTATGAAGATCAGGTTCATCTGTTTCTGGCCAAATCATCTCGCCAGTACAAAATGCACATGATTTGCATCTTGGCATATGTTCGACATTCATATCTAATTCATCCCATCCTCTATCACTAGTAAATGGATCTTTAATATAAGTTCGTATCAATTGCGTATCATAATTGCCTAATGCAATACTCAACCCAACAGCTGTAGTATAAACAGAAGTATCAATCATATATCCCAGGCCTTTTGTCTCATAAAGATATTCATCTCCACGAAAACACGAATCAGCTAGATTCCAAACTTCAGTGGACTTCCAACATCTTTCCAAAAAATCGAATAATTCTAATGGAAAACATTTATACATTAATTTACGTAGAGCATGTTTTTCAGAACCTCTACCCATACTTTCAGCCCATTCATAAGTATCAATACCAACCATAGGACCTGTTGCAATTAAATTAAAAACAGTCATAAAATGATGTGCTCGCAAACAAAGAACTGATGCAAGATTCAAATAACCTGCTCCAGGAAATCTTGGAGTAAATTGAGCATACTCCATCATATTGCCAACAACTTGATTAAATACAGGCAAGCTAGGATCAAAAGCCTGGGGCTCATATCCAGAATCAAATTCTGGATTTGCATCACGCCTATCTATTGCACTTTGTGCAAATCTCCCTTGATCTTTCAGAACTTTATTAGAGCGATTTACTGCTACTATAGACTTTTGTCTAATAAGAGATATCGCTTGATGAATATCCATAGGACCAGATAATCTCTGTAAAGGAACTGATACTCCTGGATATGTAGCTAAATAATAATTTATGTGTTTAAAACCTTCTTCTTCTCCAAATCTTTCTTTATCAAATTGATCAGTGCCAGGTTTCCTATACTCCATTTTACATTCACAATCTAAAACAATATCAAATCTACGTATAATAGCAGTAGCATCATACATAGAATTCAATTCCCAAACAGTCCTGTTTGTGGTCTTAAGAATGAACCTAGAAGTGAACCAAACATTTCCTTTCAAATTTAGAGCAGCAGCTCTCAAGGGCATAGGCATGCAATTTTTCATATTCATAAAGTCTCTAAATTCAGTAGTGACTCCAGCAACATCTTTACATGCTCCAAAATCATCAATAACAACAATCCATTGTCGATTGTACGTATCTTTAAACTCATCGGTACTATCCCAACTATACACTTCTGTATCAGGATTATATTTAGCAATAAGATATCTATCTTTTGGCAATGTACTAAGCAGTATATCCAATTTAATGGCATGCATTGCACTAGTCTTACCAATTTGAGAACTACCTGCAAAAACAACTGAAAAGGGTTCTGGTCTAGGACCATGTCCTTGCCAATTACCTTCTTCCAACTTAGTCTTATAAGCACTCAAAGCAATAAGTGCAGCAGCAATTCTTTCTTTATCATGTCGTTCAACACCTTTTATCATTTGAAAATCTTGTAATCTCACAATAATACTTCTTAATCTAATAGCTTGGTCATAATTCAGAGTAACCTCATTCGTTAATTCTTCCAAAAAATCTCTCACTTCAAGTAAAGTCTTATTCAACTCTGGACTTCTTCCTTCATAGAACAACCATGGCTTAGCACCAATCATTTCAAATAGCCAATTGACAAAAGATTGACAAATAGATAAAACAAAATGAATAATATTTTCTGAACCTGCACGTACTCTATCAAAATCTTTAGCTTGAAAGAAAAACTTAAATAAGTTCCCCTTAGCCAAAGTACCAAGAGCAAGAGTAGCCAAAATAGATTCAACTATAATAGTTATAATTGAGTCAAAAGGGCCTTGTTCTTCAACTGGACTATCCAACATTGAGAACAGTTTACGTACTAATTTAATAATACTATCCTTATAAGAAATTCCTACAAGTGCAGCGCCAAGATATATAGCTTCTCTAGTAATATATCCCTTTTGAACTAATACTAAACAAGCAATAGAAACAAGAGGAACAACCAAAGGGCCTAATTTCTCAAAAAAACCACCGCCCATACTAGATAAAGCTTCTGGGACTTTTTCAATACCAGGAACATTGAATTTAATATTACCTAATTTGTCCATACCAGCAACAAAGTCACCAGTATTCAAATTTGGAGTACCAATATTCAAATTTATTTCTTTCAGTTTTTCGGCAGCAGCAACAAGATCAGTAGATGTATGTGTGGTATTAAGATCAATACCATTTTCACAAATAACTTGCAACAAATCAAGAAATCTTGGATCAATTTCATGTTTAACAGGTTCAGATTTATGGTCAATAGATCCTTTAATAGAACCCCATGGACTAAACATTTGTTCTTCAAAATTCAAAGTAACATCCAAAACTGGATATTTATTACTCTGACGCTTTCTCCACTTATCTTCAAGTGGTTTTAACATAGTATTTCTCTCTTCATATTCTTTCTTCATAAAATCCATTTGAAAAACCTTGTTTGGATGCAAAGCTTTCGGCACAAAGTCAAAAAAATCTCTTTTCCAACATAAAGCTGGAATAAGATCTAAATAATGTTTAGGTGCATGAAAGCAATAACTAAAGTCATGTGATCGTTGTATACGAAAAATAGCAAAAGCTATTCTATATAAAACAAAAGCTTTAGCTCTAATACGTAAGGACCAGATATTGTCATAAATAATTTCAAAACATATATCCATTGTACTAAATATTGCTCCATCAGAACGAAAATTCATTTCTTCATAAGAGAAATAAACTCCCTTATTTTGATCCTTCAAATAATACATTAAACGTTTACGTATACTGGACGCGACCTTATGCTGTCTAATCTTGAATACAGGTGAAATGTAACCAACATTACACAAACACAAATCTAAATCCACAACTCTCTTACAATCTTCTTTAATCGCAGAACAAATACTAATAGAATTATGAAGAGCAGATCTCTCCTCATATTCAAAATAATCTTTCTTAAATTTCCTACCAAAATACCCTAAAGTATAATGTAGAACTCTCATAATTAATAATTCGGCATCATGATCGGATGCATATTTTAATAGTTCAAAACTACTTAAAACAGCGAAATCACGATCAATAGTACCATCGAAAAGTTTACCATCTACAACGCCCAAAGTCGTTGAGAGCGGAGTGCTCGGGCATGGAGTGTCGCTCTTGGGGGAGGCGTTGACATACCTCATGTTTGCAATTGAATGCATTGTAATATAAATTTCCATCCCCAATCTGGGGGTCCAACAAACAAATATAATAAGCAATAAGGCTTAAAGTCTTCCATTTAAGCATTACACACTATAGAGGTTATCCATGCAAAGTAACTTATAGCTCTCTTACGTCAGCCTAAACTCATATATTTCGCTATCAGGAAGTCTTTTGGGAAATACGATCTTCATATCGACGGGTCTTTATACTAACCACTATATGAAAAAAGGACAACGACACAATGAAATGTAATAAAATAATAACAGTTCATGTCAGAACACTGTTACAAGTAGTAATAGTAATTACCAATCAGCACTTATCATAGATAAAAATAAAAATAATGACATCTCGTAAATGCAAAAGATGCGAAAATTATATACTAAAATAACAGCAAAAAATCCAAAAAATTTCAAGTTACTACAAAAAGTGATATATACAATAAGTTCATTCCTAGTCATAAAAGTGGGCAAACTCATTAATAAAGTCAAATCTAAAATTAATGGAATGTTACCTAATATTAAACTGGTGTTACAATCCTTACGGTAG